TGACTTTGGCGATGAAGTTATGGACACTTATATTCATCGAACAAATGCTCAGGGGGACATTCACGAAGGTAACTTTAAATATCGTCCAGGATCGACTCCTGCAGCCGCGGGTAAAGGCCCGGGTATATTTACTAGCCCCACTAGTTATGCTGACCAAAACGCGGCGTATGGAACTCGTGAGCTAGGTGTTATAACTGCAAGGGCTGACTCATCTAAATTAGGGCAGGGGCAAACTAGATTAGCTATGGATGGCCCAGATACACCTGAAACCTTTATTCCTGAAGGGCAAGTAAAAAATATCTTTGAAATTGAACCTGCTACTATGCAATTAACTGAAATGGGTAATAAGACAGTTACTTCTATAGCAAAAGCTACTGAAAACTTTAAGTCGTCTGTTTCTGATATGCGTAAAAGCAATGACATCAAAAAATTATTTGAAAGTGAAGATATGTCCGATGAAAAAATAGTCGGGATGTTTATTGACTCACTAAGAGTTATTGACGAAAACGCTGCTGGGCAAGCTAGAAAAGTTGCCGGACATGAAAAAGTTTATGAAAGAGTATCTTTGCAAGACTTATACGATAAAGTAGGGCGTAAGATAGAAGCCCGTATGACTATAGGCACTAAAAATAGGTGGTCTCCACAAAAACGTAGAGAAGCCGGGGCTACTATGCTAAACTACACCCGAGGTAATTTAGGAGAGTTTATTGAAGAAGCTACAGTTAAAACCAAAATTGGTAAAGGGTTAGAAGTTAAAGACGAATTATTATTAACTACTAATAAAGGCTTTAAAGATTGGGCACGTTCTGGGGGAAGAACATTAATGAATGCTCTTGAAGGCCCTAGAGAAGCTAGAAATCCATCTATTGATTTCCATGGTGACTGGGTTATGAATGAAGCTGGCGAAATAGTTGGATTTCCAAGAGGGTCTACTAAGGCAGAGTTCTTTTCTGGAGGAACCAAAGTTCAATTATCAGAATCTAACTTTCCCTCAGTTATTAAATCCTTAAATATTTTAGGCAAGCAGCAGCTTGGTATGGATAAAGATTTCTTTGCGTTAACTAAAACACTTGGCAAAAAGGGAATTTTAAAAGAACGCCCTGGCCCATTAGCTGAGCATAAAGAGTCATTAAATATGCACAGATTAACTGACACAGAGCAAGATGAATTAACTGAAGCGTACGATAAATTGGGGGAGATGCTTAAAGAGGCATTTCCTAATAAGCCTGCTACAGGAAAGCAGTTTATCGAATTAAAAGAATCGACATTCTCAAGCCGCGCAAAAGCATTAGATTCTATTGCTAAAGAAACTAAAACTAGGGGAGATCAGTACAAATCTAAACAAAGCTTTACTAGAAGACTAGACGAAGAGTTGGAAAAAAGATTTGCTAATGACCCTGAAGCTAAAGTTTATATGCAACATAATGTTGATACGCGAGGGCGCACTTCGCCTATAGACCCTTCCGGAGCTTCTTTAAACTCTGGTGGTGCAATTAGGCATGGTTTTACAGGGGCTAAAAAGCCGATAGTATACGGGGATGAAGGCTTTAACCAAATTGTTGATGATTTAGTTTTATTTGACGATAAAGCGGGATTGAGTAAAATACAAGGCACTGGATTAGATAGACATTCGCATTGGCTAAAAAATAAAGATACTTACCTTAAGCAAGGTCAAGAAGCTTTAGACAATGTAAATAATCCTGATTGGAATCCAAAATGGATGAACCGAAAAGATGCGGGGCCTTATTTAAGAGGAGTTATGGAAGTAGCTCGGATTAAGAAAGCGCATGATAATGGTGTTCCTTATGAGTCTAATATGATGATTGAGGTTGACGCGCCTTCTTCAGGTTCTCAGCATATTGGCGCACAATACGGTGATGAAAATATATTAAAGTTAACAAGTGTCCTTACTGACCCCGTTGACCGTACAGGATTGACTGCTGCAGAAATAAGAATGCTAAGTGAAGGTGTTCCAGATGACGCTATTGCTAAAGACTTATACACAGATGTTGGAGTTAAATACAAAAAGTATATGGAGTCTAGCTACGAAGAGCTAGCCCAAACCGATCCTGAAAAAGCTCGTTTGTTTAAAGAAATTTCAGACGAATTTTTAGGTGGGGACAGAGGAATTGTTAAACCTATTGTTATGAAAGTTCCTTATGGAGCAGGAAACGATACTCTTAAAATTGATTTAAACACGCAATTAGATGGCAGAAAAAAGTTAGCAATTTTAGAACGTGGTGTTGATCCCGACGAATTAATGGAATTTCATTGGGATAAGGGTATGGCTAAGGCTTTAAATGAAGGTCTTGCTACTCAATATCAATTTAAAGAATTTAATTCTGTTATAGGTAAGATTTTTAACACTGCTAAAAATAGAAAGCCTTTGCTAGTTGAAGGCCCCTCTGGTGATATAACTGACTTAACAAGATATGTTATGGGAAGCGAAAGAACTTTTAGGTCCACTATTGGCCCTGAAGGTGTTCCCGATTTAGCGGCAGCAAAAGATGCTAAATGGAGAGGGCAAGAAGTAACTGTATACAATCAAGTCCCTAAATCTGATATATCCCCTGAAGCCATTAAAAAGATTGCAACAGATGCAAAAATGGTGACTCAGGGAATGGCGCCTAATGTAACACATATGATGGACGCGGGATTTTTGCATAAATTGGTTCAAGCTGCGGATGCCGCAGGTATTGAAGTTAGAGTTGTGCATGACGCATTCTTTGTTCATCCAAATGATGTTAAGGCGGTCAAACAATTATCAGGAAAAGTATTTCAAGATCTCCACGCTAATTACAATATTAGAGAAAAGATGGTTGAAGGCTTAGCTAAAGCTACTGGTATGTCCACGGAAAGTATACTAGCTAAAATTGAAGCTAAGGGTTTAACTATGGAAACTAAGTTTGATATTGGAGCACAACCTGTAGAAAGATTTACTAACGTTGTTCGAGGAGGATAACTATGTACAAAGATTACAATGTAATGTCTGCTCAAGGAATGACAGATGCTGAATTGTTAAAAGCTAACGGAGGGCCTGAAAAATTTGCGGGTACTCCCAAAGTTAACACATTTATGGTTAATAAAGTTTATCACGATAATCTTAAAGCTGGAATGTCTAAAGCTGAAGCAAATGTAAGAAAGATTGAAGCTCAAAAGTTAGTAAAAGCCACGAAAGATTGGCGAGGCTACTAAAACAAAAAATAAAGCTACATTTTGGATATAACGTCCAATTTGTAGCTTTATTTTTGCTTTTTAAGGAAAAGCTGATCTCCAGGATCCCCGTATAGAGCACTTTTAAATGCTTGGCTTATGTTTGTTTAGCTTTATTTTTAACTACTTTAAAACAAGTAATATGAAGCAATGGGCAAAAATAAAGGGCCATAACCAGGTTTTAACCCAACTATAGCCCATATTTACTTATTCAACTAGTCCTTTTTTGACAGTAAGCTCTTTTGCTAGAGTATCACTTGATAATGCTCCAACTAACTTTCGCGGCTCTTTGCCACTAATTTCAATTACTGTTGTAGGTATTGACTTTACTCCGTAAGCTACTGCTATTTCAGAGCCCTCTGGAGATTCAATATTATATTTTTCTACTTTCCAATCTCCTGTAAGCCTATTTGTTACCTTATCAAATATAGGGCCATAGTTTTTACAAGGCCCACACCAATCCGCATGAAATTTTATTACTTTATGCATTCTCTTTTCTCCGAACTATGAAACGCTGAAATTCTTAAAGACTTAATTAGCCCTAAAATTGTAATTTCTAACTCCTCTTTCATTTCATCACTGTAGTTAATACTTTCGTATAAATTAACTGCGGTGCTAAGTGCCTCTGCTATTTCCATAACTGGGTATTTATCACATTGCATTATTTTTTCTCCTCAGAGCCAACAATTGCCGGCTTTTTATTTTTATCTTCTTTTGGTTGTTTAGTTTCAAGTAAAAACTGGATAAGGCTCCTATGAACATCATCACTCATTGGTACCTCATCTATTTCTACTATAGAAGTATTTAAAAATGGTGAATCCACATCCACCAGTTGAATTGTTACTTTTGCTATTGTAGCCATTATTTATCTCCTATTACTTGTGTTATTGTGTTTTCAGTATACCACCTGAATTTATTTTTAGTTGCCCATTCGCCGTGGGTTAGCTTTGTTCCATCTTTACGAACTTTTGCATGAGGCATTGGAGTTTTATGATTATAAAATAAAAATAGCAACTCTTTACCTTTTGGCAAAGAGTCCCTAATCCACACATATTTTCTAGCTTCTGCGCTGTCCATAAATCTACCTTTAGCTTCTATAATTAAATTACCTTTGCCAAAGTCCGGGGTGTAAGTATGGTCAATTGTGTAAGAAATTTTATCTGGGTGGTGTTCCCAATCTTTTAGTAACCCTTCTCCTAACTCCCCTTCCCATTTAGAATCAGCATTTCTTATTGAAGCTTTCCATTTATTATTTGGTCTATAACCCATTACTTCATTCTCCCATTATTAGGGCCATTCGTAAATGGCTTAACCCTAACTCCATCTATAACATTTTTAGTTTTACTTCCACAAGCTGTGCAAGGGCTAGGTTTATTATAATCCGCTAAAGCCCTATGCTCATCCTCTTCAAGCCCACAAACTGTGCATTTATTTCTATATACCATCTAACTCTCCTATTTTAGCAATATACTCTTCTTTGCTAAGACGCACTTCTTTGTATTTTAGCCTTTCTAGCTCTTCTTTTAAATCTTCTATTTCTTTTTTCAAAGATCTATTTATTTCTAAAGCTAAGCTTAAGGCGTTTTGATTGTTGTTAGGATTGCTCATTGTGCCTCCTCTGCCCAACCCCAAGAATCGCCTGACATTCCTGCCGCGTTGTAATCTGTAACAGTCCCTTCAAAAAAGTTTTTAAAGCTGTCACCACCAATAATCCATTCTACCCAAGGTAATGGGTTCTCTTTAACCTTAAAATTAGGTTTTAGCCCTAATTGTATAAGCCTTCTATCCGCAATGTACCTAATATAGCTTTTAACTTCTTTAGCCGTCAGTCCTTCAACTGGGCCAAGGCCAAATGCTAAATCAACTACTTTGTCTTCCAATGCAACAGCAACTCTAACCATTTCGTATACTTCGTTTTTAAATTCATCATTAACAATACGAGGATGCTCATCAACAAATACCCTAAATAACTTGGTCATAGCCTCTACGTGTTTGGTCTCATCCCTTATTGACCACTCAACAACTTCACACATACCTTTCATTTTGCCAAAACGTTGGTAGTTAAGAAGCATAATAAATGCTGAAAATAAGCTCATACCTTCATTAATACAAGTTTGCGCTAAAGCTTTTCCTAAGCCATGATGGGTTGTTACATCATTGTTTTGCATAAATTCAATTTTAGCAACCATCTCTTTATACTCTAAAAATGCTGAGTATTCTTCGTCTGGAAATCCTAGCGTATCATTTAATAATGCGTAAGCCCTTTGATGGGTTCCTTCACGATTAGCAAAGGATAAAAGCATATTTCTAATTTCATTGTTTTTGAACTTAGGAATAAATAAATCACAATAGTTTGTGGCCACTTGCACATCTGATTGTGTAAACAATCTAAATATTTGTGTTATGTGATTCTTTTCTTCCGGGGTTATTACTTCTTTTTTCCACTGGTCAACGTCTTCTTGCAATTTTAGTTCCCATGTTCCCCAATGAATTTTTTCGTGGTCCTCTGTGACCTCCATTGCAAACGGGTACTTAAAAGGTTTATACGTTTTGCTTTCTTCTAATAAACTCATTTCTCTCTCCTTATATTTATCCTGAACACGCTAAGCATTCAGTATCATCAATTTTAAAATCTTTAATTTTATCTTGTTCTACTTTTATTCCAACCTTTTCACCTGTTTCACCAGCAGAAGCTCTTAAATAATATAAGCCCTTAAGATTAGATTTCCAAGCGGTAACGTGGACGCTATTAACATAAGACTTCATTGACCCCGCTTCAAAGAAAACATTGACAGACTGCCCTTGGCAAATATGCACTTGTCGGTCTGCTGCGTGCTGAACAACCCAATGCTGATCTAGTTCAAATGCAGTTTTAAATACATCTTTTTCCCAATCTGTTAAGTAATCTAAATGTTGAACAGACCCCTCATGCCTTATAATGTCTCTCCATTCTTCTTCTAACCACTCTTTACTTTCAGCTAATCTTAGCCTGTGCTCTTCTAACACAAATTCTAAATTTGTATTTTTAATTAAATGAGCCCCTACTCTGGTTCTATGCGTAAATGCATTTGATTTAAGAGGTTCAATAGAGGGCGATGTTCCAAGTATCATGCCTGAATTAGCGTTAGGCGCAATAGCTAACAAATGACTATTTCTACGGCCTGTGCCTTTACCTAACTTGTATTCACCTCTAGTTTTAGCTAAAGCTTTTGTAGCTTCTACTGCTTTTTCTTTAATATGCTTAAATATCATTTGATTTTTGCTGACAGCCAATGCCGACTCAAAAGGTATATTGCTTGCCTGTAAATAACTATGAAATCCCATGGCCCCTAAGCCTAAGCTGCGCTCAGACGCGGCAGAATAAGCAGCTCTTGCAATTTCTGGGGGTGAGTGTTTTATAAACTCTTCAAGTACATTATCTAACATAGTGATTAAATCTTGCACTAATGTAGTATTTTGCCATTCTTCAAACTTTTCTAAATTAAGCGACGACAAACAGCAAACGGCTGTTCTGTCCTTATCTGTAGGCAAATGTATTTCATTGCACAAGTTAGACCCTTTAATAGATAGCCCTTTATCTTTTAATGCTTGAGGCAATTTTCTATTAGATTCGTCAATAAAGTTAATATAAGGCTCTCCCGTTCTAAACCTTGTTTCTAAAACTCTTTGCCATAAATCTCTAGCGTCTACAGTATCTCTAACAGATTTATCGTGAGGATCAATCAGGTCCCAAGATTTGCCTTCAATAACTTTGTTCATAAAGCTGTCTGTAATATTTACAGCATTATGCAAGTTAAAGCATTTACGATTGCTATCTCCGCCTGTGGGCACTCTGATATTAAGAAACTCTACAATATCAGGGTGACTAATATCCAAATAAGCTGCATAAGATCCTTTTCTTGTTTTACCTTGCTTATACGCAGTCATTGATGAATCAGCAACCTTAATGAAAGGAATGGGCGACGGTGCTTTATCCGAAACCGCTCTAACATCCGACCAGTGGCCCCCAACACCTCCCCCTTTTACCGATAGCCAAGCTAATTCAGATTGATGCTCTATAAGGCCTTCTAATGTGTCTGGTACATAAGACAAAAAGCAGCTAATAGGTAAGCCTTTTACAGGTTCTCCCTCTTTTGGTGCGTTAGAAAGTATTGGGGATGAAAACATAAACCACCCATCTGATACAGCATTGTAAAGTCTTTGCGCTAATTCTAAGTCACCACCCGAATATGCAACGCTTGCTCTTGCGTAAGCTTGCTGAGGTGACGTTTCTCCCTTCTTTAAATAAAAATTATCAAGCAATTCTTTTGCTTGTTCTGTTATTTTTAAATCTTTTTTTAGGTCAATTTTTATTCCTAAATAATTTCTCATATTTCTCCCTGTTTATTTGCGAAAAAACAATTTAACCCATATTTTATACAGGTTAAATTGCTTAATTTATTTAATGACCCTTTGGAGGGTTTGTCATTTCCTTAATTGGTAATGCTTCAGAAAGCACAAAACCTTTTTTCATGTATTCAGAAAACTTCATACATAAAACTTCTCCATCTATTCTTTCGCAGTAAATGCCATCTTCTTCCTGCATTTCGCCATTAGTGTATGTCATACCAAGTTTCTCCTATTTTAGATGTGCCATCCATTCTACAATTAAAACCTAACTGCTCACCTGCTATAGTTGCAGCCTTTTCTAGTATAGTCGCTAGTCTAGGCGCATCTTCGGCAGAGCACTCAAAGTTTTGCTCATCGTGCATAATAGCTAGTAGCTTACAATCAATATTATTTTTTTCTATTAGCTTTGCAGATATATTAGCCCATTCTTTTGCAAGAATAGCTTCGTTACCTTGTAGCAAATAGTTAAGTAATTTATGAGGAGAATCGACTTGAATTTTTCTACCATCCTGAGCAATAATAGTTTTGCCACCAGACTTTTCAAAATCTAACCTCAATTTAGATTGTAACTTGCTTAATGCCGGAAAGCTCTTTAAGAATTTTGCTTTAAGATCTTTACCGTCTTTAGCTTTACCACCAACAATAGAACCAATTTTAGTGTCACCTGCCCCAAATAAAAACGCGTATATAAAAGTTTTAGCTTGCGCTCTAGTTTTTAAACCCGCGGCTTTTTGGTTTACCGTGTGAACATCAGTTCCTTCGGACTCTTTACCAGCAATAACTGTTTCTGAGTAAGTTTTATCTCCCATAGCAGCAGCTAGCAATCTTAATTGCGCAGATGCTAAATCACACCCAACTAAAACTTTATCACGAGGCGCTATAAAGATTTCTCTCATTTCTTTGCCAAATGTCGCTTTAGCCCCTGGAACATTTACTAGATTTTTGTGACTCATTCTACCTGTTGCTGTTCCTAAAGTAAATGGCACGCACTCAATTCTACCATCTTTGCGCCTTGATCCTAGCCAGCCTTTTGCTTCTTCTTTTTGATTTTGAAGAGTGTTAAGGCGATGCTGGTATGTAGCGTGTAAAGCAATATCTTTGCCAAGAGTCCCTTTAATAGACCCATAGGAATCCTCCGTTAATTTAGCTGAAGTTCTAATCATTCTCCCTTCGGCAGTTCTTTTCATATTCCATTCAGTTGGCTTCCACCCATTTTTAAATAGTAACTTTTTCACTTCGCTGTGTTGCGTTAATTTAGCGTCGTCAAATTGTACCCGGCAGTAAGCACCGTGGACTTCTACTTCTTCCCCAAGCCACTTAACTTGCGCTGAATGTAATTGGCCAGCTTTAGTATACCTTGGTAAAATTGGTTTTTTCAAGCGTTGCCCTTCTTTTAACTCAGTGTCATACCTAATACCGACTGTTCCTAAGATTTCGTTGCATTCTTTATTAGTAACCCAGACATCTGGGCATTTAACAATTTTAGGCATTAATGGCTCAATATTTTTCCTGAGTGTTTCAATTTCTTTCTTTAGAAAATGTATGTGCCTTAAAGCCAATCTTTCATCAATCAACCAACCATTTTTTACTTGTTGCGCGCTAATTCTAGCAATAGCAAACTCACGTTGAATAACTGACTTAGGAATACCTGATTTCTTAAACTCTTTCATTAATTGTATATAAACGCGAACATTTATTTGTACATCCATTTCGCATCTATTAAGCATAGCATCTTCGTACACTTCCCATTGCTCTTGCGCTGGCTTAAGAACTCCTAAAGCTTCGCCCCATTGAGCTAAACTATGCCTGCCTTTCGTTCGCCCGAGTTTGCGATTAAAGTCCAATAATTGAGACATAAGGAACGTATCAACAAGCGTTGCGCTAGTTTTAAAGTCGTACAACTTTTCTAGCACTACTTGGTCATACGCAATCCAATTATGTCCAATAATTTGTTTTGCTGTTGACATAATTTTAAGAGCTTCTTCAATACTCCTATAATTATCATTACAATCAGTAAAAGTTTCTTTTTCTTTTGTTTCTATATTAAACATGCTGATGCACCATAGCTTAGTAACATCAGCCTGAAAGCCATTTGCTTCCAGGTCAACTACGAGCTTTTCATTCATATTTATATCTCCTTTATTTATAATTGACTAAACTCTACGGGCACATTTGTTAATCTGCCTGTATCACTGTCAAATCTTGCATGACCAGCGGGGCCTGTAAATCCTGTAAAGCGATTTTTAAGCACGCTAATCTTTACGCGTTGTCTTTCAAACTCGTCTTCTTCATACTTGTTTCTACTAAAACCGATAATTTGGAAAGCAATCTGCTTAAGAGACCCCGACCCTTTTAATGCGTCTTCAGTAATATTAGCACCTTCTTCAAAAGTTTTAGTGCCTCCACCAGTTTTTCTTAAATGTGAAACCACACCAATCCAAACATCAAACTTTTTACAACATTTCAATAAATCAGACATTAACTTATCCATAGACTCGTTAACACTTCCATCTACCTCACTTACTGCTAAAGTTATGTGGTCTAAATATATAAATTTACAACCGCTAGCAGCCATAAATTCAATCTTTTCCATTAAAGAGTTGTCACTAACCGACCCTTGATGGTCGAGCATAGTCAACCGGCCACTTCCAGCTACAGCTTCCCAAGCTCCTCTACCCTCATCTCCTTCTCTATCAAATTCAACATCGGGCAAAGTTATTCTTTTATTTAAATGCAGCCCAATAAGACCATCAAGTGTTTCTCTAATAGACTCCTCTAAAGACACTATACCTACTTGAATATCAGTTGTTTGAAGAATGTGATAAATATCTTCCCTAACAAATGAAGATTTACCGCTTCCTGTGCCGGCTGTAAATATTGTTAATTCACCGGTTCTTCTGCCGTAAGTCATTTTATTAACTTCACCAAAACATTCTGGGTATAAAACCGAATCTTCCCTTCGATCCTCGTGAAATAATTCCCAAGTATCTGCAGAGTTTACAATACCTGCTGGTGAGTAAGGCTCGGCATTCCAAATTGCTTTTTCCAATTCATACAACTTGTCTACTTTTAAATAGTCATTAGCATCTTTACCATATCTGCCTAAAGCTGCTATTTTAGCTTTACCTGTACGAATAATTTTAGCACATTCTTTTGCACCGTCTAGCCCCTGTTCATCAGCGTCAAACATAAAAACAACTTCATCAAAGCTATTTAAGTACTCTAAATTAGCTTGTACTTGTTTTTTCGCATTTCCAGCGCCATTAATAACTGATACTACTGGCCATTCTTGTTGCTTATTTTGGTATAGTTGCTGAACCGACATAGCATCTAAAGCACCTTCAGTTACCACAATTTTCTTTGCAGATCCTGGTGGAAATTTGGCCTGACCAAATAGCTCATCGCTATTTTTAACCGAGCCAATAGCTGTAAACTTTTTATCCGCTACTTCTCTTCTTTCAAATCCAACAACCTTGCCTTTATTAGTTATTGGATAATAATGAAACTGAATAGTTTTTCCATCTGTTTCACTATATCCTACTTTAACACCATAAAGTTCAGCTATTGTTTTCTTAATTCTTCTTTCTTTAAAACCTCTTACAGGAAAAGTAGATACTTCCTGAACTGTTTCTCTAGTGTTCATAAATTCATTTCCTTGTGTTTGTGTTTGTTTAACCGTTGTTTGCTCTTTTACAACACCAGAATCTTCACACCCAAAACAGAAATAAGTAAACTTATTGCCGTTATCGTATATTGCTCTATTGTCGTTTGATCCACAAACTGGGCAAGCTTCGTGGCGAATAAATACGCCTGGTTGCTCTTTCATGTGTGTCTCCTTTTATATTATTTATTCCGTTATCTCTTCAGATACGCTTTCAACGGTAGCGTATGACACCAGTTTTACCTGGTGTTTCGAGTAGCTTTCTCCTCCAAGAAAACCACTTAGGGGTTCTTAATTAAAAGTCATCGTCTGTATCAATTTCAAGATTTAAGTCCGAGTCATCTTTAAATGGTGAAGCTTCAACAAATTCTGCGCCTTTCTCTATTGTTCCAAATTCAGAACCCGCTGGAATATCAGCTTCATAAGGAATTAAATCGGTGACTAAAACATTTTTAAGTGACATTGAAGTGCCGCTAGTCCCGTTATATTTCCAATCATATGTATCGTAAGAAATAGTCCCCTTAGAGCCATTACCAACAGTTACACCTACTAAAGGAACAATTAAACCTGCAGCGTCTTTAGTAAATACCCCAGGTGCTTTAAGCTCCTTTCCTCCTGCAGTAACCGCGTTAGCTTTAAAGGTTAACTTGTATTGCCCTGTTTCATTACCATCCGCATCTTCAACTGGACGTAAAGAGCGTATCAAGCCTTTCTTTTTGAACTCCGAGGCTGTTTTCTTATCAACATTAGCTGTCGCTGACCACTGCTTTTTCTCAAAATTCAATTGAGGATTTTTAGGGTCTAGAAAACACCAGCTTAATTCAACATTTTCTAATAAATTTGCCATTTATATTTCTCCTTTTCTTAGTATTTGTGGAAGATCCCACATTTCATTTTCTACTCTTCTCATCCAGAGCAACCTCCCCATTTCAATCATTACGCTTTTGTAAGATTTTCCATAGGCTTTCTTGTAAGCTTCAGCAATTGCAACCCAAGCATCATCAATTTCGGGGTGTTTAGCTAATAGTTTTTCAGCTGTTACCTTTCCTATTTTAGCTACCCCTTGTATATTATCTACTGGGTCACCTGTTAACATTTGAAATTGCATTGATCTCATGCCATCAAATTCTGTTACGTAGCTTGCTTCTTCTTTTCTAAAGTTGTATTTATTACCCGGAACCATCCAAAGATCTTTATCAACAGTGCATATGCATGTACCATCTGGATCTTTACTTTGGGCTATAGCCAATGTATCATCAGCCTCTTCGTCAACACTTACAACAACATCATATTTATCAATTAAATAATTTCTTACTTTTTGATAATAATACGGTTTTTCAGATGATCTATTTCCTTTATAAGGCTTAGTTACACTAATTTCCTTCCTAAAGTTAGTAGTTCCTGATAAATGGATTTCAAAAGTTTCGCATTGTGCATCTCGCACTATTTTCAAAATAAAGTTATCAATAAACTCAATGCAGGATTTCCACTTAGTTAAGCGAATATCCCCAGCTTCAACTATTAAGTCTTCGTCTCCAAAGTCCATTAAATCATTAGCTGAATCTTGAGCAAATCTTTTGCTTTCTCTTGAATCCAAAACTTCTCCACCGCTATTTACTACGTCAAAATAATTAGTTTGGCCCCAATTTGCAGACCAATAAACTAATACATCGCCGTCAATTAGCGCTTTTATTTGTTTCTTCATATCTTACTCCAAAATATTGAGAAATAATCCATTCAGCTTCTTGGGGCTTAGCTTTAAACCACTCATTTTGTCGTTTGTACTCAGCTTGTAGAATCTGGTGAATTTGTCCCTCTGTTTCATGTCTATCTTCTGTATGGAATGTGCTATATAACTTATAAGACCTATGGGGATCGCCAGTTTGGTATTTTGTTAATCTATCTTTAGCATTAATACTCATACCTACTTTAACCCAACCTTTAAAAGCCTCGTTAGTCATAATATAAATTTCTCCTGAAACATCTTTATTGTCTAACTCAACGTGTGACCACGCATCATCTAATGACTTGAATATTCCTGGTTTATGAATTTTACTTGAAATGGGAATATACTTTCCATCTAAGAACATTCTCTTTTTATTGTATTTATTTTTAAAACATGCCCTACAAAACTTATGCCTGCCTTTCGCAGACCAATTAGCTCCATCGACAAGTTCTATTTTACAACTTGTGCATGTATTCATATATCTCCTATTTTTAATATATACTATACAACCGCATAACTACTTATCTGGCGGCTCATCATCTTCGGGTAACAAATCTTCGTCAACAAAAAATCCTTGGTCGTTATAAAATTCTTCATCGCGAGAATTGTCTGTTCTATTGATTAAAAATATTAGCTTATCAATGGCTTCAGGGTCCCCTGGGCTTAACCCATATATTTCGCATAGCTCTTGAAAATCGCTTGCCATACTTTACTCCTTATTAATTATATGCGCGGAAGCCTAATCTCTTATGAAATTATATATTTAGCTTCCGCTACATCTTGTATATCTAAATTTCCGTACATAACCGGATTGGCATGCAGCCCAAACGCTTTAAGAGCATCTCCTAATTGGTCTTTTTCAAATATTTCAATAAATGTTTCTTTGAATGTTTCCAATAGTAGAGAAGTTTCTTCGGCATTAACTGAAAATTGGTCGTGAATCATCATAAACGATTCAACCCCTTTTTCTGCTAAATTAGCTATAGTCAACGATAATAACGCGGCATCTTGCGAATGCACAAAATTAGCTCCTATACCTTTAGCATGGTCACTTTTCATCGGCTTATCTATAAACAATTGAAAAGATAATTGCACTAATTTTCCTGCAAAACTACAATTAACTCTACCTGTTTCAATTCTTGAATAATCTTGAAACGCTGTAAATCCCGATGCAGTTTTCCAAGTTACTAAAGCTTTGCCTCCGTTATCCCTCAAAGCAATTTCAACTCCTTGCTTTAATGCTTCTTTTGCTTGAGTTTGCCTCGGAAATGCTGACTCTACACCATCGTAAATTGCAGTACCTACGTAAGATGCATCGTCAAAAGTCATTTCAGACAACGCATCAACACCATGGTCTCTGCGATCATCATAAGTTTGCTCCTGAATGCACTCTCTGCCTGCATCATAATAATACGACATAGTAGGCCTTTTGCACAGCTTACGCCAAGCCTTATTGCCTAAATGCTCATAATCTTTATAAGCAAACCCACCGTTTAACACGGATTTAGCAATTACCATATAAGCATCGCCAATTTCTTGATTAGGATGGTTAATAACGTTAGTTTCTTGAGCTCCAACAGTATCTCTAGTTACAGCAGATAATACCTGTAAGCCTGAATTAGTTGCATCTAACCCAATTGGCAAATAACAAATATAATCTTCACCTTGCTCATGATACTTTTTCCATTCTAATACAGCGGCCATTAGCTGAAATTTAGATTTTTTCTCATTTTTAAATTGATTTAGCCACTCAGAATTTGTTAAATCCTCCGCAGCCTTTAATATTTCATCCATATGCACCCATACAAATAATACTCTATCATCCATAGCCAATTTATCTTCACCCATACAATTTGCAGTATGAATTGCTAAGTTATATAAAACATTATCGCTTAAAGGCACTCCATTTTTAAACATTAATAAGCTTTTAGCTAAATCAGAGCCTGTTGGCTCAAAATAATTAACAACAGGGTACATACGCCCCCGGCTGTCTAATTGAAAATCGTAATGAAAAGTTTTACCTTGCATTCTTTTTGCCATAAAAGTTACTTTATCAAACTCATATCTTTTAGACGAAGCTCTTACAAGGTCAAGAGGCCCACTAGTTTTTTCTTTGAACCACCCTGACGCTTTTCTTTTACTATACTTTTTACTTCTTCCATCTATTTGAACAGTTGTTAATCCTTTTTTCATAAGTTGCTGGCTAACATTAGCTAAATACCACTTCTTTGCTTGCTCGCCCACAAATTCAGATACTCTTTTAAATTTCATTAATGAATATAAAGCGTCTGATACTTCTTCAGAATCAATTAACCTGGGAATAAACTCATGATTATTTTCTTCCATTTGCGACAGCAATTCTAATAAATCTTCATTTACTTTGAATTTAGTGCTACCGTAAGCATTCAGAGCTGCATAAACCTTTGGCATTTTAATATGCGTATATTGAGAAGCTAAAGATTTAGGCATCTTTTTAACAATTGTTCTACCATCTTTTCTAGGGTGCGTCCAATAAGTATAATCTTCTTTAGGAAGCTCTAATTCTGAAATTGTTAATTGATCTTTAAAATAATCAAATAATAAATTATTTTCATTTATAAAATCAAGCTTGTTTAATTTCATAACTCCTTGCCTTTCTGTTACTTTGTCTATATAACTTAAAGACTTTAAAGAGCCAAAAGCTTCTACCCCCGCTGATATTAAAGCGTACTTAACTTTCCTACCAGTTCCCGCTTTTAAATTAAAAGTTGTAAGCTTATTCATTTCAATAGCGAGCCCTTCTGCTGCTGTGGTTAGCCCAGTTCCTTTAGAAATTGCTTTTATTGTATGGTCTAGAATTAATCCGGCTATTCCTCGAATATTATCTGTGCCTAATAACACTTTTCTAAAAGCGGACTTAGGCCCTCTAGGTATAGCCGCGGTCATATGATTAAGCTGACCGGTGATTTGCAGAAGTAATGTTTCTCTTCCATTCTCCATCTATTCCTCCTTTTATCTACGCAAAATCAGCCTTTTTATAAAATAATAAATAAATCCTATATGATAAGCTATTTTAAAAATAACCCAATACAACAATTTATCCATTGGAGTTTTCTTTTTTGCTTTATTATTTTTATAACTCATTTATTACTCCTATCTATTCCAATCTTTTTTCCATAAAATTCTTGGTTCTACATAGTCTTGTTTTTCTTTACCAACATTTTCTTTACCATTAATATCTTTATCCAACAAATCCCATTCTATGTCAGTTTTACTTTTTTGATTTTTAGCGTCTTCAGCTAATTGTTTAAAAGTCCGCCTAACTAATTTCACAAGAAATCTCTCATTGACATGGCAGCATCATCCATAGGGTCAGAATCTTTTTGGTTAGACTCATTTTTAAGCTCTTCAGCATCTGAGTCGTGCCTATCGTTGTTATTACAATTTGAAAAAGGGGATAAAGGTGCTAATGGCGCAGGTCTTTCTATTGTTTTCATATTTCTCCTTATATTAATTGAGTTATCTCATCAGTTAGAACTTCAACTCTGTTCTAAGACGCCCGAAGGCGTTTCGTATTGCCCGAAGGCGTTTCGAATTTATGCATCTAAAATTATTAAGCTTAAAACAAATCCTAAAACTAATAATTGACCAAACATTATCCATTCTGGCAAAGTACTCAAAGTCCAACCGCTCATACTTCTTCCTCCACCATTATAGGTTTATCTCCTAACCACCCTATGCAACCTTGAGCATCTACCGGTTTGCATTCTATTTGGCCTCTAGTTTGGTGCTCGATCATTTGTTGTTCAAGTTCGCCGCAGCCAACTAAAGCAAGCATAAAAATTATTACCACATATTTTATCATAATTTATCCTTATATTTATAATTACCACCTAATTCCTTTTGGAATTTCAAAAGCTTTGTCGTGCATACACCTTTCTAAATGGTCCAAAGTATTAGATTCATCTTCAGTTAGTCCTTCAAAAATAGCTGCCTCAGCTTTTTCTGGAAAACCTTCTCCTGTAAAACGTTTTCTAGAGTATATCAAATTTCCAAGTAAATTTTCCGCTTCTTTTATAAAAACAGTTATTACTTTTCTATCATATACTCTAGACCTATAATCCCACAATTCTTTACCATCATCATCATACATACTATTACCTCTTTAATTCAAAATTAATTTTTTCATAAGGAAAGTAATCATAATATACAAGATTTTTGCCATCCCAATTAAAATTTATTCGAGAATGGCTTGGAATTTTATCTGTAATCATATCTTCAATAGTTTGTAAATGTTCTTGGTAAATATGTGTATCTCCAAAGTTCATAGTTACTTTTCCAGGCGTTAATCCTGTTTTTCTGCCTATTTCTGCTAAATACAACGCAGAAAGAATTAAGTCGCTTGGCAATCCAATAGCAACATCTAAACTTCGCTGGGTCCAAATTAAATCTATAAACCCGTTTCTAACATAAAATTGATAATTAAAATGGCAGCAAGGTAAACTAAGCTCATCTAAACGATCTGAATTCCATAGATTAATCATATGCCTTCGACTGTTTGGATCTTTCTTAATGCCATCAATTAAAGCTTTCCATTGCTTTCGTGGAGGATAGTCTAATTCAAGTTTGCCATCTTTATCCGCCCAAAGTTTCCAATATGAACAACCTAAAGCTTCAAACTCTTCATTTGTTTTAACATCTTGTAAAAAGCCTAAAAACTCACCTACTATTCCTTTAGTAAAAATCTTCCTATAACTTAATAAAGGAAGTCCTATTTCAGCTATATCAAATTTGATACTAGTGCCAAAAACGCTCAGAGTTTTACCATTTCTGGTATCCCTCTGAACGCCATCGGCTAAAATTTCTTTGACAAGCTGTTTGTACACCTCATCAATATACATAGTTTTATTTAAAGCTATTTATATATTTGAGTGCTTTGGCAGCTGAACGACTACTAATGCCGTGATATCTCATTAGCATTTTTCTTGCGTCATTGTGTTTACCAAAATTGTGTGCTGTTACTTTAGTGTGTGCTTTCATTATTTACTCCAATTGCTCGACTCATGGCCGAGTTCTATTAAAAATGCTAGATTTGTGCTAGCGTGTGCTAAATGAGAAAATCCACTTTCCGGATCGATTATCTCACCTTTACGATATGCTTCAAGGTGCCTATACAAAGCGCCAACATATCTTTCAGGGTCATCGACAGATTTCCAATTATTAGCGCCATATTTACTTGCGCCAAATGTTAAAACTTCTGCAATGCCTTGAATCACTTTAGGTGGTACTAAATCATAACGAATTTTTCCACCATCAAATTTTTTAAATTCTTCCATTTATGTCTCCTTTATATCTATACATCCGCGTAACTATCTACAGATATATGCATAAAACCTAACTCTTGCAATATATTTAAAGTTTTTAAAGCAGCAGTAGAGCTTAAAATAATTTCTAAATCTTCGCTTTCCATTGCTAACTTTACAATTTTATCAATGACATCTGTTATCAACATTTTATTATTGCTCATTTTGTTGCTCCTGCATCATTTTTTAATAAAATCCCCTACTTCGTTCAATTCACCTTTTCGATCTTTAATTTCTTGAAATGAAAAGAATAAACATTCCTCAAGGGTCATTCCTTGTAATTTACATTGCATTATAAGAGTTACTACAATATCTCCAATAGCATCTCTTATATCATGTTGGTTATTACGATTAACAGCTTCTAATAATTCATGCGTTTCTTCCAATGTTTTAATTGCTTGAGTTATTGGATTACCATTTACCGTTATTTTTCTATCTTTTCCCCAATTTTCTATACTAGCTACTAATGTTTCTATTCCGGTGTTCAATTTGTCTACCGGTCTATTTTCATTCCATTGAACTTGTATTTCGCTCATAATATCCCCGTTAATTTTGACCTATCTCATCAGTTGCACTTTCAGGTCTAGTGCAAGACGCCCGAAGGCGTTTCGTTGTTTTATGCATATAGTGATACATAATTAAATACTTAATTAATGGCTTTTTCAAGCTCTTCCATAAAGCCATGGTGCTCTAGCTCTTGAGCTAATTCATTAGCCCATTGCCAGCTTTCACTAACACCTTTATCTTTAAGAGTCCATTCTTTATCCAATGCCCATTTACCAAATTGACCCATATAGGCAACTACGGTAATAGTTATCTCATCAAAAGCATTTGCAAGTTGTACATGCAGCTCTTGTCGAAATCGAACTGGATTATCTGCATCAGAAAATCGAATTGACTTTTTTCCCTCATAAAGAATTACATAAACTTCACCATGAGTTAAATTTAACATTTTGTTAATTATCATTTTTTATCTCCTTTTCCCACCACGTTGGCTTACGTTCGGGCATTTCGTTCCAAGCTGCATAATGCTTTTCATTGATACAATATCTACGATAAGCGGTCACAGGGTCTTCATGTTTATACTCATCTGGCATAGCCTGGGCAATTGGCGTCATTTCGCCTGCTGGAATATTAAAAGGGGTTTGAAAGAGAGCATTTTTAAGTTTTGTATAACTTAAATGCGTTCTAACATAACGTTCTGTATATTCCTCAGATAAAGCTATAAAATGTTTATATAGCCATTCATAATTTGCTCTGGACTGTCTAACCCAGATCGAACAAGGATGATTTTTATGCGTAGATTTGTATAAATTATGCATATCGGCATAAGCATCACCATCAAGTTCGCGATGGGCACAAGATAGCATTTGAGCTGTCTCGAGAACCATCTTAACTAGCATTTTATCAGGCTGAACTTTGGCAGCTTCAACTGGGTCTTCATCAAAATAAAATATATTCATGCTTGTTTGTTCCTCCGGCTTTTTGTCATATCAGCTTCAAACCATTCGTAAGTTTGATGTTGAAGAATTTTTTTAGCACAGTATTTAGCACTATGAAAACATTTAGGGTTTTCTTTTTTATATTTGATTCCTAAATTAATCGCTTCAGCTTCAGTTATCATTTTTTTACTCCGTTTATTTGTATCTATACATCCGTATAAATTTGTGCTATCTCATCAGTTATACTTTCAGCACTAGTATAAGACGCCCGAAGGCGTTTCGTTTTTATTTTCTGTCGGGTATTTTATAATCCGACCAATGCCCTTTAATTTTTTCAAAACCTAAATTATGTTGCATTGAAAATCTTAAGTAATCCATGGAACTTAATTCGCTTAAACGAAAATCCATTGTTTCACCAAGTTCATTCATTGCTTCATTAAATGTATTGAAATATCCGCACATTTTTCTATAATTTTCAATAGGCATAGTAATTATTGCGTCTTCTTTTGTGTATTTTACTGTTGCTTTTTCCATTTCTATCTCCATTATTGTCTTGTTAGTTGGTAAGTTTCGATCCAATCCAAATCTTGAACTGCAATTTGGTCATAGTTATGCCCAAGTATTTCTGGCATTGGCCAAGTTAAATCAATCCATGTTTCTTCATCACCTTCATGTTTTTTAAAATAATTTAAAGCATCGTTAAAACGCTTGTAATATTTTGTTCTTGCAATTTCAGTTTCAACAACATAAAATTCTTTGCTTATGCTAAGGCTCATCCAAACATATCTACCTCCGTCTTCGTCTTTGAAGCTAGTTAATTTTTCAAACCTATCGTTCAACAAGCCCTTTTTTAGTTTTTCTTGTCTTTCTTTGTTCATTTCTATCTCCATTTATATTAAATTCTTGAGGTATCTCATCAGATATGTTTTCACCTCTAACATATGACGCCCGAAGGCGTTTCGATCTAAATTAAATATATTGCAATTGTTTTTACAGTTACAAATATTATTATTCCCACAACAAAATGGGAAATTGTCATTATTATATCGTTTGTATTCATTTATTCGTCACCTATATAAGTAACATTTGCATTACTTTTATTTATTTTTATTTCAACAAGCGTATCAAGATTTCTTACAACAATTTTAAAACTTTTGGTCATTTTAACAAATATTAAACCAAATTCTTCAATAAAACCTTTAGCATGTTCAATATAGTCAGCAAAATCTTCGTATTCTTTTTCATCTTGCCATCTATCATATAAATAAAATAATCGACCATCGTCCATAATATTATTTATAAATCCAACAGTTCCTTGGTACATATCTTCAGTTAATTCTTTCATTTATATCTCCATTATTGTAAATTTATTGTCGAATCTCATCAGTTGCACTTTCTCGACTAGTGCAAGACGCCCGAAGGCGTTTCGTTTATTTATTTTTGTAAATTTTTCTTTCCCCTTTGTCATCAGATTGCATAAATTCTGGGCTAAACATAAAATTCATAACTTGTATAAATTCTTTGTCGTTTTTACATTGTTCCCTAAAATTTGTG